AAGCAGACATGACAATGATTCAACCAGCATATGCCCAAGCAAAGGCATTAGATGAATCACTAGATGAAGCAGACGTTGAAGAGAATGCATTTAACCAGGCAGCCGCTGATGCTGCACGTAAAGGCGATTCGCACTTTACATTTAACGGTAAAAAATATAAAACAAAAATGGACAAAGATACAGCACACAAACTTGACGAAGCAAGCCCAAGTGTTGAAAAGACAATCAAAGATCCAAACTTTGTATTGGTATTGAAAAAAGACGAAGCAGCAGATAGTATGCTAAGACGTACACAATTTAAAACAGCACAAGGCTTATTAGCATTTGCAATGGCCGATATTGCTAGTCGTATTATAGGCAGTAACGCAGATGCAGTTGCTAACTTTGCTAGTGATATGATGATTAATGTTGGTGAGGAAGGCGAATCCTTTGGCACAAAAATGACACCAGAATATAAGCGTGATAAGCAATTAGCAATGATGTTAGCTAAAAAATACATTGACGATGTTAAGCGTATAGCAACCGATAACGAATATGCTAAAGAAGTTAGAAAAGACCCAGACGATGTATACGGTAAGAAAAAGAAACGCAGCGGCGGTTTCCATGAAGCATTTGAAAATTGGGCAAACGAACTAGTAGAAGCAGGAACAACTGGTACGATTGGCACATCCGGTACAGCGCCAGCAAGAGTAAATCAACAAGTTGTAAAAGCAATGGCCGGCGGTGACGCAGCGGCAACTCAGCAAGTTAAGCGCATTGGTGATAAGCTAGCTAGAGGTCAAAAACTTACACCAGCAGAAATGCCAGTAGCAGGTGAAATTGCTAAAAAGTTAATGACAACTAAAAAGACTTCGGCAGCAATGCAGGCGCTATCTAACAGCGAAACAAATTCCCCAGAAAATGGCGAAGTTGCTATTGCAGAAAAGCAACTAAAAGTAAGGGCTGATAGTGACTATGATGGCGACGGTAAAATAGAATCACCACGTGATGAGTACATGGGCAGTAAGGACAACGCTATCAAAAAAGCAATAAAAAAGAAACCTACCGCAGAAGAAATAGATGATTCAGAAGATGATACACTATTCCAAGAAAGTTTAAACCTTATTAAAACTTACGCAGGTGTCTAAATAAATTAAAATACTCCCTTAGGGGAGTATTTTTTTGACTATTTTTGTTGACAAGTATAAATAGTTGTGTTACATTAAACTATAGTGTAACACTTAGGCAAACACTATACAAACAACATGGCTAATATGGCAAAATAGGAGAAACATCATGGCTACACTAGCAGAAATTCGTGCTAAACTACAACAACAAGAAAACCGCGGTAGTACTAGTTCAAGTACACAAGGCGGAGATCGTGCTATTTACGCACACTGGAACATTCCCGAAGGATCAACTGCAAAACTACGCTTCTTGCCAGACGGCAATGAAAAGAACGACTTTTTCTGGGTCGAACGCAATATGATTCGTTTACCTTTCATGGGTATTAAAGGACAAATGGATAGTAAACCAGTAATGGTACAAGTTCCATGCGTTGAAATGTACAACGATGGCACAGCATGTCCTATTTTGGGCGAAGTGCGTGGTTGGTTTAAAGATCCATCACTAGAAGATATGGGTCGTAAATACTGGAAAAAGCGTGGATATATTATGCAGGGATTTGTTCGCGAATCTCCAATGAACGAAGACGAAACTCCAGAAAATCCAATCCGTCGATTTATTATCTCACCGCAGATCTTTAATGTTATTAAGGCTGCATTAATGGATACTGAAATCGAAGAACTACCCACTGATTTTGATCTTGGCTTAGACTTTTTGGTTAGTAAAACACAAAAAGGTGGTTATGCAGACTATAGCACTAGCAAATGGTCACGTAAAGAATCAGAACTCGATAGCCAAGAACGTGCAGCAGTTGAGGCACATGGTTTATTTGACTTGAGTGAGTTTCTTCCGAAGAAACCAAGCGAAACTGAACTAAAGATTATTCACCAAATGTTTGAAGCAAGTGTTGACGGACAACCATATGATCCAGATATGTTTGAGCAATACTACAGACCTGCAGGCATGCAATATAGCGGATCTAGTAATAAATCAGCACCAGCAGCGGCACCAGCACCTGCTCCGCAACCAGCAGCACCGGTAGTAGAATCAACAACTGATACAGGTTGGAAAGAAACTACACCTTCAGCACCTTCAGTAGAAGCCAGCGATACTAAAACAGCAGATATTCTTGCTATGATTCGTCAGCGTAAAACTGAAGATTAATTGTAATTTTATTATAATAATAAATGGGTTAGCAATTAATAATTGCTAACCTAATAATATTAGGTTAGTAAAAATGTCTTTTAAAAATATCAATCAAATCATATGTGTAGGGGCAAGTATCACCGATAGTCCCTGGTGGACATGGAAAGATTACTTACAAATTGAATCAAAATTAAAAGTTATAAACTTAGCGGTAAAAGGATGCGGCAATGAGTTTATGATTAATAATTTAATTTTAAATAAAAACAAGTTAAATGATAAAACTCTTGTTGTTGTAATGTTTACTAACATAGATAAATTTGATTGGTTTGTTGAAAAAGATAAATTTATAGAATTACAAGACGAAAAACATAAACCTATTAATTTTTCAAATCAAAATGGATTTTGGTGCACAGGATCCTGGTTTCCAAAAGATAAAAAAATTTTTAAAGATATTTTTTATTCTGAAGATTATTTTGTTGTAAAAACAATACAACAAATTTTAATATTAGAACAATTAAAAAAAATATATAATTTTGAATTAGTATTAACGTTCGATAGTCCAATTTGGACTTATACTGAACAAGAGATAAATCATATTGTAACTGATATTAAAAAATATAATAAAAATGAAAATTTATTATTAGAAAGTTGTTTATCGAAAATTTGGAAAAATTTACTTGATAAAAAGTATATAAAAATTTCTAATAAAAGTCTAATAGGATATTGTATTAAAAATCAAATTCCGTGGCAAAACGAAACTTATGGAGCACACCCTTCGCCAATTAGTCATTATAAATGGTATAAAGATATTTTGTTGCCTGAGGTTAAAAAATATATCTCTATAGACGAAACATTATGTTACGAAGATAAATTGCAATCAATGGAAAAAATATGGCAAAAAAAATATTGATATGCGGAGATAGTTTTGCTGCAGACTGGACAGTTAAATATCAAAATCGAGGACTCGGTTGGCCAAATCTATTGGAAAAGAATTTTTCAGTAACAAACGTAGCACAAGCAGGGTGTGGAGAATATAAAATTTATAAACAAATTGAATCGCAAGATTTGTCGCAATACGATTTTATTATTGTTTCTCATACTAGTCCTTATAGATTACATACAAATTTTCATCCTATACACTATAAAGATACTTTACACAAAAATTCAGATTTTATATATAAAGATGTCAAAGAACGTGTAAAAACAAATAAAGAGTCTGAATTAATAAGTATTGTTAATTATTTTGAACAGTATTTTGATATTGATCATGCAAAATTTGTTCATATGTTAGTATGCAAAGAAATAGAAAACAAACTTAAAAATTTTTCTAATGTATTACATATAACACCGTTTAGTTGGAAAGACTTTTTTTCTTTTGACAATATGTTAACGATAGAAGATTTTCCATTTGTTACAAATGGATTAAATCATTATAGTATTGAACACAATCACATAATATACAATAAAATTTTAGAAAGAATTTTAAAAATAAATGGATGATTTTAAAAAATATATTAAGTCTGTAACAGAAATAAATGACAGAAAAATATATACAGTTGCTGACCATATAACTGGATTTGATAAAAACTATAACAATCCATTATTGGATTATATATCTAATAATGGTAATAATGATCATGCAGTTATTAATTATGAACATTTTTTACCTAATTCTATTAAACAAAAATATAATAATCTAGAAATAAATTTTAGTTTAGATCGTTATGATAAAAAATTACTTGGTCCTCTGCTGAGCTACAATACAACTTTGGTAGAGAAAAATAAAATAGAAAATTTTTTATGTTGTTTTTTAGGAAAAGATCACGTGTCTAGGCAATTTTTATCTGCTATACTTATTAAATCTAATATTTGGAACAGCGAATACTGTCGAAAAGATTTTTCATACACATCAGATAGTTTAGATGGTAATATTTCATTTTATTTAAATCAAGAAGAATCTAGATTATATAGAAAGTTTTTTGTTAGCAATACCGCTGATATTAATTTTAGAAAAAATACCATTGATTACGAACATGGTAATAATGTTCATAATCTAAAAGTTATCGATAACTATTTTAAAAAATCATTCTTAGCATTGATACCGGAAACAATAGGGACTAGTTTTATTCCTTTTATTACTGAAAAATTTTTAAATGCAGTTGTTACAAAAACATTATTTGTAACATACGGGCAGCCAAATTGGCATAGTACATTAGAAAATGTGCATGGATTTAAACTACACAATAAAATTTTTGATTATAGTTTTGACAAAATACAAAATCCAATTCATCGAGTAATAAAATTATTTGAAATGATTTCTAAATTTCAACATTTATCAGCAGATGATTGGCACGATTTATATTTAATGGAACAAGACACAATTGAATATAACTATGATCATTATTATAGCAAAAACTATCTGAAATATCTTGCAAAGTTTGCATAGATACTGTATTATAAAACAAAGGCAACGTAAGGAAACACATCATGGCAAAACCGTTTGACGTAAGTAAATTTCGCAAAAGCATCACTAAAGCAGTACCAGGGCTTAGTGTAGGCTTTAATGATCCAGACACCTGGATTTCAACTGGTAACTATACACTAAACAAGTTGATTAGCGGAGAGTTCAACAAGGGAATTCCTCTTGGTAAAGTAACAGTGCTAGCCGGCGAAAGTGGAGCAGGTAAAAGTTATATTGCTAGCGGCAATGTAATCAAGGCTGCACAAGATCAAGGTATTTTTGTTGTATTAATTGACAGCGAAAACGCACTTGACGAAAAGTGGCTACATGCATTAGATGTTGACACCGACGAAACTAAGTTGCTTAAACTTAATATGAGTATGATTGATGATGTTGCAAAAACAGTCAGTGATTTCATGAAAGACTATAAAGCAGAGTATACTGACAAAGACCCCGAAGAACGTCCTAAAGTATTGTTTGTAGTTGATTCGTTGGGTATGCTACTAACACCAACTGATGTTGATCAGTTTCAAAAGGGTGATATGAAAGGTGATATGGGTCGTAAGCCCAAGGCATTGACTTCACTTGTTCGTAACACAGTTAATATGTTCGGCGAATTTAACGTAGGACTGCTAGCAACTAATCACACGTATGCAAGTCAAGATATGTTTGACCCAGATGATAAGATCTCAGGTGGACAAGGCTTTATCTATGCATCGAGTATTGTTATCGCAATGCGCAAACTTAAACTAAAAACTGATGCAGACGGTAACAAAACATCGCAAGTACATGGTATTAGAGCAGCGTGTAAAGTAATGAAAACACGTTACGCTAAACCCTTCGAAAGTGTACAAGTTGAAATTCCATATGAAACAGGCATGAGCCCATATAGCGGATTAACTGACTTTCTTGAAGCAAAAGGTGTACTTAAAAAAAGCGGAAACAGTTTAGAATACATTAGCCCTGTAACAGGCGAAGTAATTAAAATGTTCCGCAAACCTTGGAATGCTAACAAGGATGGTGCACTCGATCTTGTTATGTCAGAATATAACGATCAAGAAGTTGACAAGGTTGAAGAAGAAATCGAATTCAATGATATTGGTGAGAATCAAGTAAATACGCTAAATGATGACCAAGTAGTTGTTATAGATTAAGGGAACCTATAAATGGATGTAGATACTATTAATCTTTGTTGGAGCATATTTCAACGATATATTAAAAGTTCTGATCAAAGTCATGCTGTTAGTCATCTAGTAACTGAGTTACTAGATGCAGGCATGCGAGATGAGGATATTCACGAGCTTGCTAACATTGATAGCTTTTTCATTGAAGCAGTTAAAGATAATAGCGAAGAATATGACGAGTACGACGACAACGAAGACGATGGCTGGGATTAATGGCAGCAAATATTCCGTTTCCGATTAAAACTGAAACATCCTGTCTTCTGAAATGGAATTGGAGTACAATATTTCTTAATACAGGTCAGGTGGCTGTGTGTCATCGGAATAAAAGAATAAAAATACCAAAAGATAACTTTGACAGTTTTCACAATCTTCCTTACTACGTTGATCATAGGCGTAGCATGTTAAATGGTGAATGGCCAAACAGTCCTGATCATGTTGGATGCAAGTATTGTAAAAATATCGAAGATTCAGGCGGTATTAGTGATCGCCAGTATATGACCGAAACACAAGTAGATCAGACTCCCGACGAACTATTAGATGATCCTACTGCAGTTGTTGTTACACCGACTGTTTTAGAAATATTTTTGAGCAATACATGTAACTTAGCATGCACATATTGTCGTGTAGGAAACAGTAGTAAAATCGAAGCAGAGTCAAAAAAATACAGTAACCAAACAGATTTTAATGACTTTTATTTTGGAAAAATAAAAGAAAACTTGCCCAAAAGCGAACTTGAAGAATACAAGGAGTTGTGCTTAGATTGGCTTGCAAGAAATGGATCAAAGTTAAGAAGATTCCATTTACTAGGTGGCGAACCTATGTATACAGCAGAGTTTGACGACTTTGTAAACATTTGGAACAATTATCCTAATAAAAATTTAATTCTCAATGTAGTTAGTAATGTTAATTTAAAACACAACTTGTGGAAAAAACAAATTGATAAAGTTATTAATTTAGTTAGAAATAAAAAAATACAAGGCTTTGAACTAACTGCTAGTTTAGATTGTTGGGGACCGGAGCAAGAATATATTAGAACTGGTTTTGATTGTGCATTAGCAGAAAAAAACATATTGTACTACTTATCGTTGCCCGAAGTTACATACTTGAATATCAATTCAACTCACAGTGCTTTAAGCTTGTTGACTTACCATGAATTATTGGAAAAGAAAGCACAGTGGGAAGAAAAAACAAACAAGAGTATACGTTTGTTTAGTCAAGCAGTTGGTAGTAAACATGTAGATATTAGAACGTTAGCTGGCAATTTTTATGTACAGGCAGTAAAAAACATTTTAAAATCTCATCCACGTAAAACTTGGGATGACCAACAGGCATTAAAAGCAACCAATGGGATACTAAAGACTATAATAAACAGTGATCCAGATCCGGAAAAGATACAACATTTTTTAAATGTTTACAATGAGCTAGATAGACGTAGAAACACCAATTGGAAAGAAGTATTTCCAAAGTTTGCAGCAGAAATAGAGAAGCATAAAAATGACATGGTATACTAAAGTAACTGGTAATATTTCTTATTTGCCTGATTTCATTGAATATTACAATACAGAACATATAAAAGCAAAATCAGAATGTCGAGTCAGCGGCATTGTTGAAAAGAACATCAGTGCACTTCCTGGCATTACCGAACATAGATTTAACCAACTTCAAGAAATTGAGGCTGTTCTGAATTATATGAATATACAATTAAAGAAAGTACGCAGGAAACATTTTCAAAAATACCTTGAGAATTATCAACGTGCTTTGAGTAGCAGAGACGCTGAAAAATATGTAGACGGCGAAGATGATGTAATTGATTACGAAACACTAATCAATGAAGTTGCACTATTGCGAAACAAGTGGCTCGGAATCATGAAAGGTCTTGATACCAAGCAATGGCAACTTGGGCACATTGTTAAATTAAGATGCGCAGGCATGGAAGATATTTCTATTCAATAAGGGCATATATTATGCAACTAGACAACGACTCACTAAAAGTTCTAAATCTACTCGGCGAGCATCATGAATTTATGGAAACTATAAAAAATGTTGCTATAATGGATGATGCGCATGGTAACGATTCTGCCTGGTGGAGCGATTATAGATATGACGACGAGCAAACAGAATCACATTATCATATAAAAAACTTTGTAAGAAAAAACAACTGTCGTGGTCAAAACAAACGTTCTAATGTTAAATTTATTGAAACTAACATGAGTGATACTAACGAAGAACCAGGAAGTTTTGAAATTATTTGGGCTAATGATTGTTTACAGCGTAGCAGCAATCCATTTAAAACACTATCTCATTGGTGGGATTTACTTAAAGAAGATGGAATGTTGTGTTTAAGTGTACCACAAACTAACTACATTGATGACTTAGGGCGCTGGCAGATTGAAGGGCGCAGCGGAGAATACTTTAGTTGGAATATGGTTAATCTTATACAAAGTTTAGCAGTATGTGGATTTGATTGTCGAGATGGCCACTTTAAGCAAAAGCGGCATGATCCTTATCTTTGGGCAAGTGTATACAAAGGTAGTGTGCCACCACAAGACCCTGACAATACTAGTTGGTATGATTTAAAAGATTTAAATCTAACACCAGTATACCTTGACGAATGTATTAATAGATTTGGGTATGTAAAGCACGAATTTTTAAAAGTAGAATGGTTAGATCACAGTGTCTACGATATCAGGACCGAGAGCCTTCCTTAATCTCCGTAACGGAAATCCTTGAGAAATTTCTTCTACTGTGTATTCAGTGTGAGCATAGTCGTTGAGCCATTGTGTTCTGTCCGGCATCACAGGCTGTTCGATATCGTGTAAGAAATCAATGTCATTGCCGGCGTCATAAGCAAGACTATGAGTACTAACAAAAGCAGGAACACCA